TCCACAGCCTGAATCAGCTACTGAACGGGTTTGTCTTTTTAATATGGCGGAGGATACGGAGCCTTGCCCCAATTCGCTCTCCAAACTTAAATACATTCATAAACCTCGCTTATTCAACATATTGCCTCACATCGGGACAAGGCCGCGCGGGGTTTCCATGACCCTCCGGCGGGATCGATGTATATCGCATCAGAAATCAAGTGATACAATAATTTTGGGCAGAGCGGAGTACAAACACAAGATTATATTAAATCCTCAACGGGAGGTCTGATCATGACGTTTTCGCCGAGTATGACTTCAGGTGTTACAGGAGCAAAGAACAGAAGCAAGTATATTGCTCCTCAATCGGGAATGTGCTCTTTGTGTACGGAGGAATGTCCCGGGACCTGCGAGATCGCCCAGGCGGCGGTTCTTGGAAAGATGACGGTCTACCCCACCACTACAGGCGCCAACCAGATAGCATCGGAAAAAGATTATCCTGTAGATTTTTCCCATTTCAACATAAACGGCCGTTCCTTTGGCGCCATAGGCCTGGAGGCTGATAATGAACATGCCGAGATCTTCAGTGTTGATCTGGCTTGTGAATACGGCGGTAATAACAGAATAGGTCTTGATCTGCCGATCGTTTTACCCGCCCTGGTGAAAATGAACTGGGTCGATTATTTCGGCGGCGCCGCCATGGCGGGTGTCACCTGCATGGTAGGCGAAGACGCAAGGAACAAGGACCCTGAACTGAAGATGGAAAACGGCAGGATCACTTCCTTCCCTATGCTTAAGAAGATACATGACAGTTTCTACAACTATCACCGGGGACCGGGACAGATGGTTCTTCAGTGCAACGTCGACGACCATCTTATGGGTGTACCCGAGATAGCCCTTGGGAAATACGGCTTTGAGGCCCTGGAATTCAAGTTCGGCCAGGGCGCCAAGGGAACCCAGCCGATGAACAGGCTTAAAGACTATGATGACGCCGTAAACAAAGTCGAGTGTGGGAATCTTGTCTACCCCGATCCATTCGACCCCAAAATAGTGGAACTCAGGAAAAAGGGCTGCTGCCCCAATTTTTACACTTACGGAAGGCTGCCAATGTGGACGGAAGATTCGATGGCAAAACGAATCTCCGAACTGCGCGCCATGGGTATGAAAAACGTCTATTTCAAGATGGCCGGTTTTGATGTGGTCGATGTCGAACGTGTTATCAACATGGCGATAGAGAACGATGTCGACATGATAACCTTTGACGGCGCAGGCGGCGGCTCTGGCTATAGCCCAGCCAAGATGATGAACGAATGGTCCCTGCCGACGATCATGCTTGAAAAGGCTGTCGTGGATATCTGCGCAAAACTGCAGGACCAGGACAAAACCCTTCCCGCGATGGTCATGACCGGCGGTTTTATCAGTGAAGACCAGGTTTTCAAGTCCCTTGCGTATGGGGATGGATTTATATCGGCCATAGGTGTCTGTCGCGGGGCAATGGCGGCTGCAATGACAGGAAAGACGGTCGGGGACGAGATAAAGACAGGCAGGACACCCGAACTTTTCAAAAAATTCGGCGGCGCCATAGACGAGGTTTTTCATGACCTGGCCGATCTCCGGGGGATATACGGGAAAGAAGCCGACAACTTCTCCACGGGAGCGATCGGGGTCTTCTCCTATCTCAATAAACTGGGGTGCGGCCTGAGGCATTTCGCGGCTCTGAACCGCAAGTTCGCCCTGAAGTACCTGGACAGAACCGACCTGATCCCGCTCACCTACTATGCAGACGACCTTTTGAGTTGAGTAAAATTTATCGCATCAGAAAATATCAATTCTTTCGTGAAAAGTGAAAAACACAAAAAGGCAGTCTCCGGATGATCCGGGGACTGCCTTTGGTCTTTCAGTATTGGGAGGCTTCCGGCGTCGCCAGAATGCGGCTATGCCGTGACAAGTCGCCCTCACAAGATGCCGTGGCGCCAAACTTTGTTGAAAACAAAGTTTGGTGGAGGCGCGGGGAATACAATCTAGTCGGGAGTGCTTTTATTACAAGGGTTTTCTGGACAGGTTTTTTCCGTGTGTACGGTGCTGTGTACGGTGTATTTTTCGGGTATTTTTGATGTTCCGGGACCTTGGTCGTATTCCTGATCATTATACATCACGGCCCCGGAACAAAGTTTTCGGAGCGCCTAAGCGCTCCGTCCAAGGGGGAACGATCCGTAAGAAGTAATCCGTTACTTCTTCCAGGGCCACTTGCCTGTTTTCTTTTTGTAGCGGTTTGTCCATACGATGCCCACGAAAACCACTCCGGCGATTATGATGCCCAGAACGTCGTTCACTTTTAAACACCTCCTCTCTATATAAAGATGCTTATCAGAAGCACAGCCCCGCCACCTATGACAAGCCCGTCTCTAAAACCCTTGCCATAGGCCTTGCGACTTTCTTCTTCCACTAAGCGTGGGACGGCATTCACCTTTTCCGTCAGGTCTTGCATCTGTTCCTGGAGAGGTGCAACGATCCCAACGATTTTTTCAAGCCCGGCCTCGGCGGTTTCAGCCCGGACCTCCAGGCTTTTAACATATGCAATAGTGTTGTCGATTTCGGGCTCACTCAAAAGATATGATGGTTCTGTTGCCGTGATTGTCGTTCCCGCCGGTACGTATTGCGCCGCCCAGGCGGGAAATGCGCTCCAGCTCAGACAAGCGATCAGCAACGCTGTAATCGGCAACTTCCTGCACCACGTTTTGGACATTGCGCCTCACCTCCCTGCGTACCTGCTCCGGGACGGCCAGAACCTGGTCAAGCCCTGCTTGCAGCGTGTCCACCGTCGTCTGGATCCCCTGCACCGCTTCCTCCACCGTAGGGGCGGGGTCTGTTCGGAAGCTGCGCCAGGCAAGACCCGCACCGATCGCCAGGGCCACGGCCGCCGCAACCCACAGCCACTTACTCTTCAAAATGCCCGGTAGGTTCATGGTATGGTTCCTCCCTATATTGCCGATTCACCCGGTGCTCGTAGGCTGACGTTCCCATGTACATTACGGAGGGCACGCCCAGGAAAGCTATGACTATGTCTCGGAAAACGGCGGGCGGCTCGGCCCCGGTTCGCAACCATGCGATCAGCAATAAAAATGTGAGAAGCGCAGAGAATCCTATACTGGCCAACGTAATAGGTTTTCGCATCGGCCATTGCTGGGGTGGCTTCATGTTATCCACCGCCCTTGAACCTGAGCCACGTCATCGCGGAGCCGATAGCACCGGAAATGCCGCCTACGGTCAGGTAGGTTTTCCACGAGCCCCGGAGTGTTCCGACGTTGACTTCCAGGGCATTGATCCGCTTATCATGCTGCGTGAGAGTCTCGGCGTGCTGTTTGCAAATTTTTTCCCGTTCTTCCATCTGCGTCTCCATGCGCGTGAGCCGCGTTTCCATGCGCTGGGCGGTCGCCAGGGTTTCTTGCTGGGTGTGCTGTAGCGTTGCCAGGGTTTCCTGCCTAATATCCTGCATACCCGTTACCCCTGTTCGGTGTACGAGATAATCCCCTGAGCAATCGCCTCGCAAGCCTGTTTTTGCCACTTAGGGGTTTGCAGTAACCCTTCTTCCCGGTAGTTGCTGATAAAACCCAGCTCCACAAGCACTGCGGGCATTTTGGTTCTGGCCAGAACCGTGAAATTTTTTTCCTTCATGCCCCGGATATTGCAGCCCTGAAACGAGGCGGCCCATGCACTCTGAATGTGGCTGGCCAGAGAATCCGCGCCGGTTTCGCCGGTGCTTGTCCATATTTCCCAGCCGTTGGTTTTAGGGTTCGTGTAAGCGTTGCAATGAATCGAAACGAACAGGGCGGCTCTCTGTGCGTTGGCTTTTAGTGCCCGGGCGGTCAACCCGATGTATTCGTCTCGATCTCGCGTCATGCACACGGAAAACCCCCTACGTTGCAGAACGCGCCGCAGCCCCCGAACCATTTGCAGGGTTATGTCTTTTTCGCGTGTCCCGTTCTGTCCCACGGCTCCGGGGTCTTTCCCTCCATGTCCTGCGTCCAGGCATATCAACATTGCCATCCCTCCCAAGAAAAAAGGGACCCGCATCTGCGAGCCCCTTCCGTTACTGTTCGTTTTCTACCACCTTGCAGGGAATACCGATTTGGGGAACGGCGTTATCAGTTGCCGGGGCATCTGATACGGAACGAAGCTCGTAACAGCCCATTCGCCATCCAACCCCTTGCCCATGCCGGCCTGCCCCAGGTACACCCGAACCTTTCCGACCCATTCTTCTTCAACCGAATCATAGAGCCAGACCTTGTTGTTTGCAAATTTGCGACCGGCTGTCCCGATGCCTGGAATGTCGAAGGCGTAGAGCTCGAGTTCATAAATGTTCGGACCCGGAGAAGCATTGAAGGCCAGCCTAACCCCATTAACTGTTATAGGTTCTTCGAAAATCGTTTCATCGGTTCTGATACCAGTTACACCCGTATGGCTCTTTGCTACCACCCAGTCAACCCCGTTGACGGTATATTCGATATTCGTACAGGAAGCGGTAGACCAATTTCTGTAACACAACTTGCACCCGTAAAGCTGAAAGAACACTCCGGCGGGTGCCAAGAATTGATATGCTGCGTCATTGTCCGTTGGTTTTCCGTACAATGTAGTAGTCCAAACATTATCAAACCCATTTGCAATAGCTTCTGTCCAATTCCCGATTGCCCCAACCGACCAGCCCAGTGCAATCAACTGGCTCTGTATGTCATCCAGCATCACGTAGTCATCCACATTTACCGGTTCCGCGCCCAGCACCGTTGCCTCCGTGTCCGGGTTATGCTCCGCGTAGACCAGGAGCGGGTATTTCGATGCCCCCGACGGTGGCATGTGGGCTGCGGTTTCGGTCGGGTCGATTGTCAGCGACAACGGCGACGTGAGCGAAACCTCATGCACAACGTCGGAGCCCTCGTCGACGCCGCCGCCGAACGCGAATTTCAGCGGGTCAGACGCACTGGCAAAAGCCCGGAGGCCGAGCTGCGTTGTTATCCCGTCGTTCCAGAACTGCAGGGCGTATATCCTGACCGCCGTCACCCCTGAGTCGAACCCATCGACCACCAACCTGTGATACGTGTACGCCGCCCGGTTGCCCTCGACGATGGTTTCGTCAACCTGGTTCTTCCCGGCGTCCCAGGTGGGAGCCGTCCCGCTGTGCAGCGTGGTCCAGTTTGTCCCGTCGTTCGAACCCTCGACTTTCCACGTTGCGGGGGTGTAGCCATTTTCCGTAATGAACGAGTAGGCGCGTATCGTGCGGGCGATGTTCACCGAGGCGTAGACGATGTAGTCATCTTCTGCGTCTGCGGTCCAGTAATCCGTTTTCGACGCCAGGTCATCGCCCGACGGGGCTACTACCAGCGCATCGTCATCGTCCTGGTCATACAACTCACCGAACGTCTCCGGGTACGACAATTCCCCCCGGTTGATGATTCCCGGGCACTCCTGATACGCCGGAGTTACCGGGTCCAGCGTCGCCCGACAATCCAGCAGCATGTTCGCATCAAACAGGCTCCGGGCCACACTGCCTTCCTCGCCGCTACCGCCGCCAGTTTCCTGCACCGACAACGCACCCAGCCGTTCCAGAATTGCCTCACTCAACATATCTCCATCACCTCATTACGACCGTCAGGGTTCTGTCGGCGGTCTGGTTCTGTTCCGCGCCCTCGCTGTCCAGGGTGACGAGTTTGCAGTAGCGCCATGGAGCCAAAATCGTCATCAGGTCGATGGAGGCGGGGTTGACCGCGTAGTTCGTTCCGCTCACATCGGCAACAAAGCCCATGCGGTCCGACAGCACGAACCAGTTCGTATCATCGGCCGAAACCAGCAGCCCGATATACACCCCTTCCGTTCCGTAGGGAACGCCTATACCGAACGCCTCGATTCCACCGACATCGATTGTCGCTGAAGTGCTGGCCCCGGATAGAATCTGCACGCTCTGCGAGCTGGGCATCTTGTGCCCGGCGGTCACTTCAGGCACCGCGTCGAACTCTACGGCGATAGGCGATTCATTGACGACCTCGACGTCCAAAGCCCCGGTATTGTTGATCTGTACGCCTAAATCCTCTTCGGGCAGCGATACAGGCACAGCCGCCACGTTTTCTATGGTTACCGGTATATTGACCCCGGTCGGCGCTTTCACGTCCACCACGCGCTCCGCAGGGAGGTCTACGGGCACGGCCGCAGCGTTATTGATCTCAACCCCGATGTTTCCAGCGTTCTGTATCTCGACGCCCACGGCCCCGGTATTGTTTATCTGAACCCCCACGTCGCCTTCGGGCAGGGATACTGGGATCGCCGCCGGATTCTGGACCTCCACCGCAAGCGTCGTTCCATCCGGCAGGTTGATCTGCACATCCTCCAGCTCGGCCAGGTCTACCTGCAACGCGCCGTTTTTGCATTTCAGCGCCGTCGCATTGTCGGTATCTACATCTTTGGCGAACAGCGGCCAGCTTCCTATTCTGCGAAAAGGCATCTACGCCACCCCCTCGGCCAAAACATACACCGTGGCTCCGGCTTCCGATTCCAGCGTCACTTTCGCTGCTTTCGTCCACTTGTGGCCCCCGGGCGGCGACACGTATCCCCCGCAATCGTCGTTGAGAGGAATCTCTGCCGCCCCGTCGCCGATCTTCATAGTTGCGCTTTCCCCCGGCTTTGGCGTCGCAGAAATTACAATCGTGTCCGCCCCCCAGGGGATATCAAGGCCCTGGGGGACTCCAGCCTCCAGAACCACTTCCTCGAAAAGCAAAACCGGCGAAGGAACCGCCGGCTGGTCTGAAACCTTGGTCAACCCCAGTTCGGCGAACGGTAGAAACATGTTCACCGACTTGGCCTCTCCGGGCTGGAAATTCACCCCCCCGAAGAGAATTGCCCTCTCCGTATCGTTTCGGTATCTGGGCATCTTTCACTTCCCCTTTCCCAATAAAATGGGGCCCCTTTTGGGGGCCCTTTTATTCTTCATATACATCTACCGGGGCAATTCGGGACCAGTGACCAGTAGCGGTGGCCGTACACGATGCATTGAAGGGCCCAGGTGGAGGAAAACTGTAACGTGAGTGTATTTTCGCAACTGCACACGCCGATATTGTCGGCCGGAACGGAGCCTCGTAATCGTCTATGCCGGGCAAACCAACCAAATCAATGTGGCCATCGGGGAAAATTGGGGATGTAATTCGCAACGTATCTGCCGAAAAAACCAGGGAGAAAGACCCAGCCCACGTTTTAGAAAATGTTGATGCCCCAGGAATCACAACTGTTTTTGCTTCGGCTACTGTTTCGGAAGTGTCGAGCAACCAACAGCCTCCATAGGTAACTCTTGTTCTCCTGTGAACCGCCGGTAACGATACCTCGTCACAACCACTGGCAGCCCCCCAGACAAACGAATCGTGATCCCAGGGGTTATCCGCTGGATTCCAGGACGTCAAATCGAACATGACGTGTAGTCCGTTTCCGCAACCACCCTGAGCGCCAGCGATCCAGAAATCCACTCCAGCCGACACCGCCGCGGTGGATGGCGTGCTTGTGTATATGAACTCATTAGGGTTGATGTTAAATCCCATATTAAACGACATTACGCACTCTGCGGAACAATGCTCACACGCCAGGTCATCTGGTGCGTCTTCCTCTAAATATTCGCTGTCGATTGAGCCCGGGTCTTCGTAGGGTAGAATCGGGTCATTTGAATATTGCACATTAGCGGCCGGAGAAATGTCCAGACTCCCGCTCCAGGCAATAACGATATCGGTAACCGCCTCTTTTTGATACGAATAACCCCGTCCCAATTTACCGTAGGAAACCCGCACCATCGCCTCGTGGCGACTGCACACCTCATAACTACGTGTCCATTCTGTAGTTTCAGCGTCCAGGGTTTCCAGGCCCGCAGCACCGTGCTTACGAAACTTCACCGATCGAATTTCGTAATCATCGAATCCATCAACCGGTTCTACCTGGAAAGAAAAGTCGATATCATCGTTGTTATCCGCAGAGCTTGGCGTAGCGTCCAGGGTAACCGCCAGGCTCTGCAAAACGATGGGGCCATTATCCAGCGAATATGGAACCTGCTCGCCATCGTACCCAATGGCAAGCAACGCAATTGTAGGGAGAAATGAGCCCGTTTCCTCGGAATACGAGATCTCGGTTTCCTTTGTGGCAACGTCCGTCAACTCAACGGTAGTACCGTTGCCGTCACAAATTTGCACCTTGGTAAACGTAGCCCCGGGAGGAAGTTCGTAATCCCATTGTAGTGTTATTGTCTCGCCGGGTAAGGGGTCTGCTATATCGGCACTAAATTCCGTTATGCCGTATGCAGGGTCTTCCGGTGGAGTTATGGCGCTCTGCACGGTTCCCGGTAGCGCAATTTGCTCCTCCTTCGACAGGGTTAACAACGTCCAGTGTTGGGTTTTGCCCGTAGGCTGCACTAATATCACCGATCCACCGACGTTGTGCGGCTGGTCATCCAGAGCCTTTGCCTCCACAATCGCCGCCCGCCCCTCGATCTGGACGGCATACCGCCTGTACCCTACGCGCGAAGTAATCCGGCCTCGCGCTACATTGTTGTATTGGGCCACCCTGCCGTTGATGGCGTTTTTTACGTCTTCAACCCACGTTACCGGCTCGCGGTTGATTGCTCCGGCCAGCCGCGCCAGATTCGACACCGTGGATAGCTCGACGCTCTCGCTCATGCGATCAAGGTTGACCGTCAGGCTTTCGATCGTCCACGGTAACACGCGCCACAAAACCGTATCCAGTGTCAGCGCTGCGGAAAGAGGGGTAGAGAGGGAGCCTCGCCGTATCCGGCTTTTTTCATGCAGTACCCCCAGCGCAAAGCCCTGCATTCCCGTTTCGGTGTCCAGGGCTACGGCTGATGTTTCGTATTCATAGGCTCCCAGCGCCGATATCGCGTCGGGGTCCTCCGCCTTTGCTATGATGTGGACCTCCCGCGTATCCTCTGCGGCGTAGACCTCCAGGTTCGGCGGCGTATAGCTTTTGGATTCAAAACTACCCATGCCCTCCGTTGCCAGAGTCCAGCCGATTTTCGGAATGAGCGAACCGCCCGTTCCCTGCTCGTACCCTGTGTTGACATAGTTGTATTGCCTGACCGCCGAATATCCCTCAAGCGGTCCCGCCGCCGGGTTCGATACCACGACACCGACCCATTTTTTCTGATAAACCAGCGAATCCCAATCAAGTATCGGCCCTTCGTTGTAGAGCGGCGCTCGGCCCTGAACGATCTCCTCGATACTGGTCATGCCGTCGAGGTCTACGTGCCAATTCCGCGTGATCTCCGAAATTGGCACCCATCGCGACTCGTCGTGATATGTCCCGTCGTAGGTCCATATCTCCATGTACTCCCAGGTCTTTATCGTCTCGGCCACGGAGTAGACGTTGCCCTCGGATGAAATGTCTGAAAACACCACCGAGGTCTGCTGCTTTTTCGCGCCGATTCCCGAGCCCTCTTCGGTAGTCGTTTTTTCAATCAGGTAGCCGTTTTCGTCATAGGTATATACGGTGTCTACGTCGCCGTCATCGTATGAAATGGATTCATCCGTGATCTGTTCGCCCAGCCTGGTGATCGACGCCGAAACGCCCGCAGCGGAGAAGTTCTCCGTTTCCGGTTCCGTAACCGTTTCCTGCCACGATGCATCAATCGTAGCGGCCACTCTGTTGGCGTAATCCTGCGGGCGCTCTTCAACGGTAGGATTATCATCTCCTATTACGTCGTCATCGGTCAGCACGTGTCCTTCCACGATCTCACCCAATCGGTAGACGCCGTCGCGACCATACTGCAAAACGCCGCCCACGGCGTAGCAGACCGCCCTGAAAAATTGCCACGCATCAACGGTATCGCCAGTAAAAAATACCGTCTCCGAGGTAGCCATTTCCGTTTCCAGGGTACCCCCAACTCCCTCAATAACTTCTTGCAGTGCGGAAATGGCATTCCCGGCTGTAAATGCGGCCACTCCACCCGCCGCGGATACGGGGTCGGAAAAAGCTATGGAAAATGTTCCCTCGTTCAGGTTATCAACAATTCCGGTAACGATTCCGGTAAACAGAGCATCGCTACCTCGTTTTACGCATAGCGTTGTTCCTATTCCGAGTTCCGTACAATCAGCGACAACTACGCTGCCGCTCATTAGTCCAAATTGCTGAAACCGCGCACTCCCCGACAAAACCTCGATATTGTCGTTAATCATCACTATCGGAAGCGCGTTTGGGTCCTGGTATTCAGGCCAACTGGTTACGATTTCGCCAATATCCTCCCAGTTTTCGTTCAAATCCTCTGTGCCCGATTCGTAATCATGAATTATATTCTGGAGCGGAAACCTCATTGAGGCTCTATATACAATAGGTCCATAGTATCGTGAGGGCCAGCTAGTGTCATAGGGGGCCGAAAAACAAGCACCTGCTGAATATTCATTAAGGTCGACCTCGCTAAAAGCAAATTCTCCGATGCGCCCCTGATAACCACCAATCGGATTAGAGATTTCTCCCTTTGTTTCATAAAAATACGCATTGTACGTTACGCCGGTCAATGCCGCCGTGGGGAAGCCCCAGTCGGTATGCAGCCAGCCAGGGATTTCCGTCAAGGCCACCCTGTCGGCGTTATCTATCCACGACTCGCAACACATGGAAGCCACGTAGAGCCACACCAAGAGTGTTTCTCTTGTCATTCCGTGATCGCCGTAATTCCATACGTCATCATCGGGCCTGTCAACCCACAGTGCGGTTGTGAAGAAACTCAGCATTCGGTCGCGCTCTGCCTGATCGACGTAATTCCAGGCATCGGCCGGAATACGGTAATCCGACCATCCATTGACGGCCCGAATTTGTCCGAACCCGGTTTGTAACCTTAATAACGTTATTTCATCTAACCCGTATACCTGACCATAACTCTCAACACCCGTAGGCACGGCTACACCTCCCTCAGCGTCAAGGTCAGCTTGCCCACCTGAGACACCGGGTAACCCGAAACGGAGCCGTCGCCGGTAACCTTCACCAGATATGTGGAACCGTCGTGATCCACGAACGAAACCTGGGTGTCAAGCATCGCCATTATGGCTTCGTAACCTTCACCGGGGTAAAAAGTAAGGGTCCACACCCGCTTCCGGATAACCCCCAGCGAAAGCGGCGCCCCGGAAAGCGCCGTGGCCTCCCGCCCCGCCACGATCTCCCGCTCCACGCGATAGTTTTCAAGGAGAGGCGGGCAATCCAGAGTAACGCCGCCCAAAACGAAGGCCATCAGATTTCACCTCTCATTGCGTCGGTCAGCGTAGAACCCCCGGCCGTGGACACCCCGACCGTTATTCCCGAAAGCGCCGCCTTGGCTTCATTTACCGCGCTGTTCACCCCGTTCATGATGCCGTTGCGCAGGTTCTCCCCTATCCGTCGTCCGGCCGCCTCTGCGGGAGTCGAAAGCGACTGAAGCGCCCTCGAAACATCCGCCGCCATACCCGAAGCATCCAGATTATCCGGAGAAAACGCCTCCGCCACGTTCTGCTTTATATCGCCCAGCGATCTGACCAGCGACTCGAACCCCATGCCGTCGACCTCTGTTTTGGCCTTCTGCAATGTTTCAAACAGATAAGTAACGCCGTTTGTCAGTTGCACTACCGTTTTGTCCGGCGTTTCGCTGACGATCTCGCTTTTCCATTCACCCCTGTTTTCACTTTCGGCATTCATCCGCAGCGCTTCTATGCGCTGGTCAAGGGACATCGCCGCATCCTCGGCCTCTCCCAGGGCCCTGTCCAGGTAGCCCTTGAGATTGCGATAGAAACCGCCGCCCGCCTGCTCGGCCAGGTTGGCGAACGTATCCTTTAGAATCGTCTTCAGCGCCGGGTTGTCGAACTTGCCCGCCAGCTTGTCGGCTATCTCTTCCATCTTCGCGTTCAGCCGTTCTTCAAGCGCTTCTCCGGCCTCTTCTCCCGAAAGCCCGAACTCGTCCTTCAGTTGCCTGGTCTTGTTCACCAGATCGGCTGCGTAGGCGGTAAACTCCACCACCGCCTGCTTTACAGCCTGCCCCACCGAACCTGCGTAGCTCTCCGTCTGCTTCGGCGGCTGCGAGGCTTCCGTCATTCCCTCCTGCACTCGCGAAACCACGTCGTCCATCACGGCCGAGACATCCTCGCCCAGATCGGCGAATGCTTCCTTTATCCTGCTCGCACCATCGACCCCTGCGTCGGCCAGATATGTTCGTATGTCGTCGCCGAACTGCCGCATTACCCGCGACGCGGCCTTTCCCTGGTCTTCGTATGCGGCCACGATGGCCTGCACGGCGGAACCCATACTCTCGTTCAGCAGGTCCAGGCTTTCGGCCCCGCGCTTGAGTTCGTTTTCTACTCTCCCTATCACGTCTGCGGCCAGAGCCTCGGCTTCCGGCCCCAACCCTTGCAGAGAGGCCAGCAATTCCTTCACGCCTTCCGTCCCGGCCAGCACCAGGTATTCCCGCACGTCTTCGCCGAAAGTCTCCATTACCGCGGCCGCAGCGGCGCTTTCGTCTTCGTAGTATTCGAATACCCGGCCCAGCGTCTCGCCCATGGCCGAAGAAAGGCTTTTCAGTTTCTCCGCCGCCTCGGAAGCCCTTTCGGCCTGCTCGATCCCCGCGTCTATGTCGTAGACCGACTGCATGAAATCGCGAACAGAATCCGGAAGCGACTCGAACGCTTCCCTGTCGCCTTCCAGCGCCGCCCGCATTTTGTCCAGCTCTTCCGTGGAGTCCCCCAGTTTTGTGGGAAACGCGGCTATTATCGCCAGCGCCGTCGCTCCCGCCGTGGCGATCCCCGCCATGCTGGGGGCAAACCCCGCCATGGAACTCAATATCCCCGTACCTCCCGCGGCCGCTTCGGCCACGGCAACCGCCTTCACGGCGTCGGCCAGCGTTCTGGAAGCTCTGGCTAGCCCGGTAACGCCGCCCGCTATCAGGGCAACCTTTCCGGCCGCCCACCCTGCCACTATGATTCCGGTGATCGTGTCCAGATTTTCGGCTATGGCCTTCCACGGCACCTTTTCGGCAATGTTTTTAAAGCTCGCGAACAGCGCCTTTACTCCCTCGCCCAGATCGCGGAACTTTTGCGCCACGGCCTCCACGTCCACCGAGTCGAGGGCCTTTCTAAAGCTCTCCACCGACGGCATAGCAAGCCCGAAACCCTCGAAAAACGCCGTTACCACCTTCCCGGCCGCGTCGGTCTCGCCGCTCCAGTCGGCGAACGCTCTGGCCAGATCGCCCAGCGTAGTCGCCAGCGTCTTGGCCCTTTCGCCTATACCGTCGAACACCACCAGAAAGTTTTCCGAAACCGCGTTTTTCAGCGACCTCACCACGTTGACGAAACTCTTCATCTGCTCGTCCAGCAATTCCTGCGTCCGCCCCACGTTGCGGAGGCCTTCCTCAAACTCGCCCAGATCATCCGCCGCCGATACCAGAATAGCCCCCGCCGCGCTAAGTTCCCTGCCGAACAGCGTCACGAAATCCTCGCCCGACGCCCCGGCGGTCTTCAAATCCCTTAGAACCTCGGCGAAATTCCTCAGGCTTCCGCCCGCGTCCCGCGTGGCCACGCCCAGCTCGTTCAGCCTGCGTTCGGCTTCGCCGGAAGGCGAAACGATCGAAGTCATGATTCCCCGCAGGTAAGTACCTATCTGTTCGCCCTGCAACCCCGCATCGGCCAGCGCCTGCATCGCCGCCACCGTCTGTTCCAGGCTAACGCCCAGCGAATTGGCCACCGGCGCGGCGTACCGCATGGCGTAGGCCAGCTTCTCCATATTCAGCTGCGACGAACTGATCGCGTTCGAAAACACGTCCGCAACCCGTGCGGATTCTCCGGCTTCTAACCCGAACGAGCTCAACGTAGCCATCACCACGTCGGCCGAAGCTCCCAGTTCGTACCCCTGTGAAACGCTTATCGCTACAACCGAATTGATCGAGTCCAGTATCTCGCCCACCGACATGCCCGCCGATGCCATGGAGTACATGGCGTCCCCCACCGCCTGGGCCGAAACGGGCATATCCGCGGCCATGTCCCGCGCCTTGCCCGAAAGAACCTCGAACTCCTCCCGGGTGGCGCTGGCCACGCCTTTTACCTTCAGCATCGAATCCTCGAACGAACCGCCTATGTGCAGCGACGCTCCCGAAACGGCCCCCGCTGCCGCAACCAGCCCGGCCGAAACCGTGGCCACGGCCTTCATCAGCGGGTTGAACGCGGAGCCCAGGCTTTGCCCCATGCGCTGCGCCGATACGCCGAACTTCGTCAGTTTCTTGCCGGCGGAATTCAGGGCCGAAACCACTTCCTGGGCCTCTGCGGATATCTTGATCTGTACCTTCTTCTGTCCGGCCATCCCGAACCCCCCTCCGGCAAGCAAAAGGGCGAGGGAATCACCCCTCGCCCCGCCCGAAAAGCCCCATCTCTACCATTTCGTCCACCGTGCTGCCTTGGCCCGCTTCGTCTTCCCCGCCCTTGCCGGGAAACATCTCCGAAACAACGCTCCCGGCCTTGAACCTTGCGAACCTCGCCATGGCGGGAAACACCGCTCTCACGTACCCCTTGCTCTGCCAGTAGGTCATGCGGTCGAACAGCTCGCCCTCGTCTATCCCGAAAGACCTCAAAGCCAAAAGGATGATCGGCCACTCCAGCCCTTCTACTTCAGGGTCGCTATCCTTTTCGAGGACTTCGCCATCTTCCCCGCCAGGTCGAAAAAATCATCTACTATGCCCGCCATGTCGTTTTCGTCCCACACCATTTCAAGCAGCGCAAGCTCGTGGCGAACCGGCATTTGCTCCCATTCCTCAAACGTCGGGAAGCTCATCTCAAGCAGCCTTGCCAGAGCGGGCCCGCCGCCCGAAAGAGCCGTTTTCACAGCTTCGGCCACGGGGATCCCCTTTCCCGTCAGGGCTTCCAGACCGTCCTGCAAACCGTCAGTCAGTGCTCCGGCCAGGTTCCACACGTCCGACCTGGTCAGCCGGTGCAGCTCGTGCTCCCGGCCGAATATCTTTACCTTAACCGGCTCGGGGCGCGGAAAATCCTTCACCCCTCATCACCACCCGCCGTAGGGCGGAGTCTCCGTATCGAACACCAGGCCGAACTGCTGCCCCGCCGCCTTGGCGGAGTCGGCTTCGGCCGATATCTCCAGCGCCACAGGGCTTTCGGAACTGTCCTTGAACCCCAGCACGAAATCTCCGCCCAGCTTGGCCTTCCATATCTTCAGCACCCGGTATGTCCCGTCGCGCCGCTTGTGCACGAACACCAGCAGGTGGGGAGTGGATTCCGACGAAGCGCCGCCGAAACTGAACCCCGATGCGTCGTAGACAGCGTAGTCGTAGCTCACCTTCACCGTGTCGCCGTCCTCTATGTTCGTCGAAGTGGCCACGCGGCATATCTGCCCGTCCAGCCTGTCGAGGTAATAGTCCACGCCCTCCGTCAGGGCGCCGTCTTCCGAATCCGTCACCGTTACCGAAGCCGCCAGGTGATCGTGCGCCAGCATCGAGTTCTTGGCGGCCTGCACCGTCACCACTTCATCCTCCACGGATGCGGTGTCTGCCTCCTCTACGTACTCCGGATACTCGTCGATGATGCTTCGCAGCCGCGCAAGGTTGGCCTCAAGCAGCGAAACGGTTGTCACGCAGCTTTCTTCCTGCAAAATCTTCAGAATAGTCGCGGCCGGGAAGCCCGCCTTCTTCTCAAAGTAGGTCTTGGCGTGCTTGAACTCCACCTCGCCGTCGAGCTGCCCCACGTCCACCCCGTCCACGTACAGCCTGCCGGTTCCTATGATGATGTCGACCGGGTTCTTTACGTTCGTTCCCATCTTTCTTCACTCCCCTTCAAAAGTTGAGCCCGCCGAATCGGCGGGCCCTGGCGTTATTGCTTTGTCCTTCGGCCATTACGCGCACTCCTCGCTGGCCAGAATCTCCAGCAGCTTCCTGCGCCCTTCCTCGTTGTAGATGAAAGCCACCACCTGCCTGTCCGAGTGCGGCGACTTGCTCAAAATGCTCATTCCGTACTCTTCGGTCTTGATATCGTGCAGGTTGGCCAGATGCCCCACCTTCCATGCCGAAACCCCTGCTTCGGCGGCTATCTCCGTAGCGGTGAACGACTTCTTCACCGGGGGAAGTTCTATCAGCCTCTTCCCGCAGAGCAATACCGTCATTTCGCTGGCTACCACCTGCTTCGACGGCGCCGAAAGCGCGTCGCCCAAAAGCCGCAAGGTGTTGATTAGCAGGGCCGCCGATCTCGCGCGCGAATTGCGGTCGTGCACCGCAAGCTTTCTCCACGCCCTGGCGTCCAGGTCCCCCCTGCGGAGGATGTCCTCCATCCGGTTGAATTCGGCGATATATGCTTCTTTGAATTTCATAGCCTTTTCGCCGGTGTAACCCATTGCCAAAAGGACAAATCCGTCTTTCGACAAAAGGAATTCCTCTTGTTCTCTATTCTGTGAATCGTTAAAGGTGGTTAATGCAAAATTGAGCTGACCGAATTCCGGGCTGCATTTACTGATTAGGTCCCTTATGCTTCTCGTCACAATTCCGTGCGTTTTTTCAAAGATCCTCGCAACATCCCTGCTCGACACTACTGCCTTCTCGTCCCGTACCACTACTCCAAGCGAAGCCTGCATATCGCTCATATGTTTATTACCTCCCGTCCCTCGGCGTCCCAGGGCGAAAGCATCCTCACCAGAAAATCGCGCCCCTTGGGCGTAACCAGCGTCTTGCTGTGGCTTCGGGGCTCGCCGTCTATAACCACGTTCACCCGCGTAACCTTGAAAAACCCTCGCTCCATGTACACCTGCTTCGGCACCCAGTCGCCGTCCAGCCTGTAGATAACGCCGCGTTCGGAAAGCTTGCGGAAGATGGTCCGGGGGCCTACGCCCAGGTGTTTCAGCTCCTTCGCCGCCGCCGAAAGGGACATCGCCGTACCGTCCTCGCACGTCTCGTCCCACGCCTTTGCCTTGGGAGCAAGCCGCTTTACCTGCCCCCTTGTCGCTTCAAGTTCTTCTTCGGCCTGTATGATCATCAGCGCCAGGTCCTTGCGCCCGACTTCCTCTATCGAGAAATGCCCCGTCTTCCTGATGCCGGGCAATACTTCTCCCACTACCCATTCCTCGAAACGTTCAGCCGATGGAAGCTTCGACCGCATTATCAGGCGGTAAACGTCTCGCTCGGGGATTATCGTTACAATCGGGGTTCCTCCCTGATTCGGGGAGTAACCCAGATTGTACTTTTCCTTGGCCCGGCAATGCACGGCTACCGCGTTCTCTGGCCGGAGATACCCTAGAATCGTCGCAACATCCTTGGCCACAAACCACGGTTCTCCGTCTTTGCCCAGCAGTATCCGCACCTCGTTTTTCTCGAAGTCGAACACCCTCGGCATCAGTTCCGTTCTTTCTATAGACGCAACTTCCTTCCGTTCCATTGAACTTCCTCCTTCCAGGGAAACGATTCCCTCTCAAGATGTGTTTTTGCCGCATCCGCATAGGCCTCGAACTCCTGAAACTTTTCGCCTTCAAGCGCCGGTGGACAAAAAACGTCGACCTGCCCGCCCCTTACCACCAGAACCGCCCCGTCCTGAAAACCCACCACCACGTCGCCGCCTTCGCTTACCGTCATTTCCTTTACCCTGCATTCGGGCATAAAAAAAGGACCTCCTTCCGTGTCCACGGAAGAACGCCCTCTGTGCGCTTTCATGCGGCTGTAGCATGAAGAAAAGAAAGGTCAAAGTATGATAAAATGCGTTTATAGCGGAGGGCTTCCTCCGTTCCGGGCCCTGTTTGAGCGGATCTCTTGGTCGGGAGAGCTCATTCAGGGCTTACTTATTTGGGTTCATATTCCTGCGGTTTCAATCGTTCCGCTTCTTCCTCGGGGATTCGCATCACCTTTTTCGGCCCTACAAGAACGGCTTTCATCTCCCCATTCTCTACATACCGATAAATTGTTTGACGAGAAACCCCAATCCTTTTTGCCGCTTCTGTTACTGTAAGCAAATTGGCCAGGCTGACACCTCCTCGCCGGGTGCGCCTATTTGCGGCACACCCTTGTTGCTTGCGTCATTTTTGTAACATGTGTCCGTTTTGGTGTCAACCATCAAAAAAGGGCGCCCCTTCCCGATGGGCTACGCATCTCGCGCCCCGCCTCTGAAAGAACACCCTTACATCCATTTCTATCACCCAAAGGCGCGTTTTTGCGGCACGCCCCTTTTCTGTTACATGTCTTTTTTGGGAAACGTCCTTGATACTACTGGATTCGAATGATATTTAAAAAAATTTGTTCTATATCATTTCGGACTTCTCCAAACTGTTCACGAAGTGTGTTTTCGTCGTTGCATGTCACCTCATAAGCAAATCTAGATCTAAGAGACGGTATTTCTTTTCCTTCCCTAATACGCAGGAGACTTCTTGCTCTTTCCCATACTTCCACTTTTTTTCTTTCAATCTGATCATTTTCATTGAAGAAAAAAACCGTTTCTAGAGTGTCAAGACGGAACTTATTCATCCTTTCCTCATCAAAACCATCTTCAGACATAATTTCATCAATAAACGTCATAAAGCCATTGAAGATTTTATAACGAGAATCAAACAGTTCTTTCTGCGCCAAAACTCGTTGTAATTTGTGTTGCTTCCAAAGAACAAACAGAGTTAATGCGGATAGCAAAAAAGTTAGAAATATATCTATAATATCCAATGACTTCCCTTGGATAGCAGCAAGAAACGAGTTTGGATAAAAAGACAAATCAGACCCGTGGTCCATAACCCTTTCGGCGGCGGCAACCAAAACCATCAAATCACCTCACTGTTTTGCAAAAACCAGAATTTATTAGCTGTAGAGAGATATTCTTTCTCTGCTGATACCCATCTGCAAAGAATTAAGCAAAGTCAGAGACCTCTTCCAGCGATCTTCAGGAATAGCCTTGTTTCCGAAGGGTTCTTCTGTTAACAATTTTCGTAATTCCATAACATCGTTTTTTGCTCTACCTATAAATGATGCGCTGAGAACAGAAAACTCTTTTTGTACTTCTTCCAAATGAGCGACCAGCATCCCGGATCTCTTCAACAAAGAGATAATCTCTCCGGTTTTAGGCCTTTCTCTGTAGGGCAAGCCAAACGCTGAAGTTAATTTTATTTGTTGGGCCTGTTGTCTATGTGTTTCTTGATACTTTGTTACTTCCGAATCAATTGACTCAAGAACGTCACCCAATTTAGCCAAAAGAGAATCAAGAATCTCTCTTCTTCTCAAAATCTTACTGTTCTTGTCGCTGACAATAGTTGCCACTATCAACGCCGTAAGAGCCGGAACCGCAAAGTTCAACAGCTCGGCAAGATTCATTTTGAAAAAGTAATCGGGTATCTTTAATAGATTTTCTCGCCCCACACCTACGACAAACCCCAGGACAAAAACAGTCAGACAACAAAAAATTGGTACAACTCTACGCCCCAGCATTTTCAATATATTCATTTATCTCATCAATGAGAAATGGTTCTTCATCGGATTTGATTTCAAGTCTTCTTATACAAACCTCCACTCCGTATTTCCTGGCCAAGCCCCCGAAAACTTCTTCCAAAAAAGAGGTGGCATATCCAGCGGCTCCATCCAGATCGATTAAAATCTGTTCGTCGCTTTCTTCGTCTTCGAAAAGCGGCTCCAAGAATTTCTTGCGAAATTCTTCTCCCGATTTTGGGCCGTCGGTTTCGTAACGAAAACCCGGGGTAACGGAAAAATCTTTTGCGATGACGATCTTTTTCATACGACTAGCCTCCCATGAAACCCTTCGGCAAGGTCCAACTCACCATAGTTCCCCTGAAGGGCTTCTCCAACTCTCGGTTCTGCCCCTTCGCGAACGGAACGAATCCTTTTCCCGACACAACCGTAAGATCCTTGATTATCCCGGAAGCATACGGCCTGTATATAGCCGGTAGCCCTTTCCCCCTGGTTCGTTTCCCTGAAGAGGATCGTACGAATCGGTCCTTGTAAACCCCCTTCATAGTGGAAGAAATCAGCTCGAATTCCTTTCTGTAAAATTTTTCTCCAAACCTTTTTCTCATCGTTTTAGGTATTCCCCTGCCGTTATCCAGAATGCAGAAAAGGACATCGTTCTCCCTGGCGTAAGCCATCATCCACCAGTTCCCCGGAAAATCTATTGTGGCGTATGCGTGTTCTTTGGTATTCCCCATACACTCAGCCAAGATTCTATACGAAGCCTTGAGAGCCGAGGAAGGCACCTCCGGTAAATGATATTTTGCAAATTCTCCTACCTCGTTTGCAATTTCTCCAATTACGCTTTTCCCATGCCTTATTGTCAATATTTCTTTGTTCCATTGAGTTTGCCTGAAATTCGATTGCACGTACTGGTAAAACCCTGATTGTTGAAAAACCTTTTTGCATTTTTCATGTTTAGGGCAATTGCCGCTTACCTGAAGAGCGTTTCTGGATTTGAATATTTCCATTATCGACAAAAGATAAAGAATAACCTCTGGGGTCATTTCCTCTACATCCTTCAGGTCCAGCAGGACCGGAAAACCTTCATACAAAAAATCCCACAGTTGGGAAAAAAACGTAAAAGTGGGGTAAGGCTCTTCTTCTTCTATAAGGCTGAATTTTTTCGGGGCTACGATTGTTTCCTCTCGCCCCCTCGCTTTGTTAAGCCGCAGTTGGTTAAGCCTGTTCCTGTTTTCCCTCTTGTATCTGTCTCTTTCAGGCTGGTTTCTGATTATCCGTACTGCCTTGTTGTGCTTGTTTCGGGAATTTCGTCTGCGCATCAACTTCGCAGATTTGGCAATTGCATAGCGCTGGTATTTGGGCTCTCGAAAAACTTTGCGCATGGGAAACCCCCGTCTTGGGATCAAAGACAAATATCCATATGAATTGTAACCCAAGAACCCGAGCTTCACATCGGCAAAGCAATGACTTCAGAACTCGCTTGACAAATTTGATGCTTTTCCCTGAAAACCTGGACAAAACGGAGATACCCACTCCGGGGCAAACATCCCCTTGGTCGAAAACCCTCACCGCAACTCCAGCGAAACGATCATCACGCCGGGGAAGCGCGGGGCCCATTCGCCCGTGGTGGCGGGCGTCATCTCCACCGAGGTGACCGAATACTCCCGCTCCACCGTGTTTATCGCCGCGGCTATAAGGTTGCCCAGCTCTTCCGACGCTTTGGCGCCCGACACCTCGCGTATGCCGTCGGTCTCCGTCTCCCCCGTAACCGAAACGTCCCACCCCAGGGTGATCACCGCCGATTGAGGCCTCCCCGCCGGGCCGTGGGTAACCGTGCCTTCAGTAACTATCGCAAGGGGCAGGTCTTCCGCCTTGGGGTTCGTTTCCGGCGTACCGCCCACCCCGAGAAAAAGCGAAATGGGCTTGCCCCCGTTGGCAGCGCACCAGGAGGCGACGGCCCCATCGTCTCTAATCTTTGCAAGCAGTTCCAGCGCTATGTCTCTGAACAAAGCCGCCACCTCCTAGAACCATGTTTTGAATACGCTGTACGTTCGCCTCGTTTTTGGCCTGCTTCGGGCGGAGTTGCCCGTAAGGTACCCCCACAGTTTTTCCTCCACGTATGAAGGAATCCTGGTCCCGAACTTTTCGTAAATGGGGTCTATAGTGGGCCTTTCGGGCACGCTCACCCTGCCCGTGCCTGTTTTCATGCCCACGCCCGCGGCGAAATACGCCTTGCGCATACGTTTGGAAACCGAGCGCGAGAACCCGCCCTCGTGCTTTTCGAACATCCTTACCGCGCTGGGGCTGAGCGGCCCCACGATTACCGCGTTTTCGCCCTTTACGTACTGGTACCCCACGGCTTTTCTCAACTGCCCGAGCCACGGATAGGAGCGCTTGACCCTGCCCCCGAAACCGGCTTCAAGCATCCGCCGCCGTTTGGCTGGCATCTTGGGCGTGTAGGCCCTGCCGCCCGGAGCGCCGGACCTTATCCCCGCCTTTATCTCTTTGGACATCCACCACCCGGCGCTTTTCACTGCCGACTTCGTAAACCCGGGGAAGTTCTTCGCCGCCCATTCAAGCCAGGGGCTTGCTTCGTCGGTTATCTCCACCCTGGTCTGCATGGCCTCACCCCCACGGGTTTTCGTCGGAAACGCAAACCGCCCGCGACAACCCCGGTAACGGCGAAGACCGTACCACTTTCCAGACCACGCCAGAGGCGTCGGTCAGCAGGTCTCCCCTTGCCGGAGACGGGTAATCGGCGGCGGCAACGTAGACGACCGCCCTTGCCGAACTGCCGTCGGAGGCTATCTCGTTGCCGGGTTCGGGGGCCGGCTCCCTCGAAACCACGGCCTTCACCGTCCGGCCCCCTATGGTTACATCTTCTGCAAACTCGCCCGTCAGTATCTGGGCCATGTCTGCCGAGATCCGTTCACGTAGTGTCACGTCTTGCCCTTCTTCTTCTTTCTGCTTCCCGTGGGCGGCTTTTCGGGCTCTTCAGGTTCTGCCTGTGTTTCCGGTTCCGTTGCTTCGGCCTTGGTTTGCTCTTCAGGCTGCACCGGGACTTCAGGCTCGGGTTTAGGCGCAGGCGCAGCGGGCGGATCGTCTATTACGAACTCGGCCGCTCCCAGCCTTACAAGCCTTTCCTCTTCGGCGGCCGACAGGCCGAACACATCGCCCGGCCCGTACAGCCTGTCTATCGTTCTGATTCGATTTTTTGCGCGTATCATCAGCCGATAACCGTCGCGCTGCAGAAGGCGTCAACCTGCGTGGGCACCGGAAGCGGCCTGCTCTGGAGCTGCACCCACCTGACCACCGGGTCGTCATCCACCCACGAGCTGGGCACGCGGTCGGCCATGTAGGTGGCCATCTGGCCGGAATCGTCCTTTACCACCACCGCTCCGTAGTTAACCACGGTCTGGGCTCTGGTGGAGCCTACGAGGATCTTCTTGGCGGGAACCATGGGCGTTTCAACGTCCGAGTCGTTTACGTACCAGTCGAGGTACGAGTAGATGTTCAGGCCCAGTTCGTTGAGGAAGCCCAGGTAAGTGGCCCCGTTGGGGAGCTGCTTCGGGTCTATCTGGCCGGTGTTGATGAGTCGCTTGTCCAGAAGGCTCTGCACCTTGGCGTGATTCAGGAAATAGGGCACCACGTCGGAAGCCAGAATGCACACGTCGGGGTTGACGCCCGAATCCTTTACTATCTCCTGGTGAAGCAGCCTGAGCGAGTCGATGGGGTTCGAACCTTCCGCGTCCCAAAGAGCCGCACCGCTAAGGTCTTCGGAGGGGACGCCGAAGTCTATCTCGTAGTCCACCCCGTCTCCCTTTATCTGCACCTTGCCCTCGAACAGCGCCTGCGAGCACATCCACTCCACGCGGCGCGTGATGGAATCGTCCAGCTCCTCCAGATCGCGGCCCAGCTTTGCGGCGGCCCTTTCGTCGGGCGATTTCCCCGAATACAGCGCCTCGCCGGGCATCCTGTTCATTATGTCTTCGGCTGTGGTGCTTTTCTTGGGCTTCAGAAGCGGCGCTTCGAATGTGTTCGTGGTGAATCCCCTGTTTGCTACGACCTTTCCGGCCAGAACGGGGGAAACGAACGGCGCCATGGTGCGGCGACCCTTGAGTATGTCGATGTCTACCTTTGCCGTGTCTGAAAACTCCTGGCTGCCGAAGAACATATCGCGGAGAAACGTCTTTGGCCTGGGCGTCTGCTCCAGAGCCTTGAGCATGGTTCGGGTTTCAAAAATGCTGATCATTTCGACGCCTCCCTAGGCAATGGTCTTGAGGAATATCCCCAGCTCGCGCAGGGCTTCGCGGTGCGTGTCCGCGTCGTCCGTGCCGCCGAAGGTCAGGGCTTCCTCGTTGAATTCACCGGTCAGGTACACCGGGGCCGTCTTGTCTTCCTCGCTCGCGTCTACGTCGGCCGCCAGAACCGCTCTTGGCTCGGCGCTTCCGTCAACGTTTGCGCTGTTCACCAGTTTCCACTCGTCGTCCACGGCGGTTATCGGTATGGTGAAACTGTCGCTGACAGCGAAATCCGCCTCGTCGGCGTTCCCGATGGTAAAGCCCAGATGATCGTTGCCGTAGGTCACACCCTGCACAGCGTCTTCAAGTCGCTTGCCGTCGGGCGCAAACACTGCGAACCCGGCGTCGTTGGCTCCAGCCTCCGTAGGCGCGGACGTACAGATCAGGGTGTAATCGCCAAGCTGCGTGGCGGCCCCCATTGCTACGCCCGTCACCTCTCCATCGCCGCTGTTGCCTTCCGAAGCTGGTGCTCCGGCTTCACGGGTCACCTTCCCCAGAACCGAACCCTTTTCAAGGTCCTGCCCCGTTACGAGGGTCACCGTACCGGAAACCACGGACATTCCGTTTCCGGCAAAAAGGTTCTCGGGGGTATATGTCTCGGTCATTCGGTTTCACTCCTTCCCTTGCTCCTTCTGAAGCCTTTGGCTATAGCCGTAGCCTTCTCTTCCATTTCGGCTTTTCCGGAGTCTCCCGTATCAGTGTCGGCGGCTCCCGGAGCCACCCCGCCCAGATCGTTGGCGTCGGAGCGAATGTCTTCGAGTTTCTTCTCGCCCTTTACTTTCTGGGCCCTTACGATCTTCACGGCAACCGCTTCGGCCGTTGCGGGCTCCTCGAATTTGGCTTTGGCTATCAGGTCGTCGAACCCCGAAACGGCCATTTCCTCTATGGCCCGTATCCTTTCACGCTCGGCCTCCGTAGCCTTCCCGGCCGCTTCGGCCCTTATCTCCTCAAGCAGTTCCGGTTCCTGTTCGGCCAGTTCTTCAAGCGTCATTTTCGTTTCTCCCTTCACAGGCGTTTTCGTCGGTTTCGCCTTGGCCCCGGCATCGGCTTCGGCGCCCGATTCGGATATTCTCAGTTTCAGCTTCTCCGGCATCTTGGCTTCGGCAAGAGACAGCTTCGCTTCTCCCGTGGCCGACTTCACCAGCAGGTATTCCCCGGAGATCGAGGCGGCTATTTTCATCCCGCCCTCCACCTCGTCGGCGAAACCCCAGTCGACGGCGTCCTGGGCCGTCATCCATGTTTCGTCGTCCAGCAGTTCCTTCACGTCCTCTTCGGCCAGACCGGTCTTTTCCATGTAGACGGCGATCATCGTTTCGCACACCTTGTCCAGCATTTCGGCGTCCTTGCGCAGTTTGTCGGCGTCGCCCCATGTAAGGGCCGAAGGATTGTGGATCATCATCAAGGCGTTCTTGGGCATTACCACCCTGTCGCCGGCCATTGCAACGAAACTGGCCGCCGAAGCCGCAAGCCCGTCCACGTAAACCGTTACCCTTGCTTCGTGGCGTTTCAAAGACGAGTAAATGGCCTGCCCCGCAAATACGCTTCCGCCCGGCGAGTTGATCCTTACCCGGATGCTTTTTACCGAACCCGCCGCCTTGAGATCGTCGGCGAATTCCCTGGAACACACGTCGTCCCATTCGCTGTCGCCGATGATTCCGTAGATCAGCAGTTCGGCTTCGTCTGCGCCTTCCTGGGCGCGAAACTCCCAGAATCTCTTCATTGCGCACCTCCCTTCCAGGGATTCGAATGCATGAAAAAAGCGGGCCCTCGCCCGCCTGCCTTGCTGCTATTCGGTTTGATCTTCTTTTTCATCACCACCCCCGCTTTCGTCCGGATCCGGCGAAACTTCCGGAGAAAACAGCCCGGCTTCTTCTCGCAGGCGTTCTTCCTTGGCTCTCTGTGCGTTGTAGGCCTCGAAGTCTCCGCCGGTGAGCTCGGCCGTTTCGCGGGCCCGCGTCGAAAACCCTTCGTCCACGCGCACCTTTGCCGCCTTGGCTTCCTTCAGCGGGTCAAGCTGCCCCTGCGAAGGCCCGTGCCATTCGGCCCGGCTGTACGCCCATCGGGCAAGAGGATCGTCGAAAAATCCGGGGGCCTCCACGTACCCTCTGGCCACGGCTTCGGTCAGAAACTCCTCGTAGATCGGCTGGCACAAAGACCCCGCAAGCCATGCCCGGCGAATCTTGAAACACTTCCACGCCTCCAGCAAAGCTCCACGAGAGGCCGAATAACTGGCCGTAAAGTGCTTTATCAACACCTCGTAGGGCAGTTCCAGCGCAGCCCCCACCTGCCTGCAAAGCGCCGTAACGAAACCGTCGAAGTTCGAGTTGGGCCTGCCGGGGTTGGCCGTCTGTATCTCGTCGCCGGGCGCCAGGCCGATGAGCGAACCGTTCCCCAGTTCCAGAGACATTGGGTCGTCGGCGTCTACTTGTTCGGCTGCGGATACGGCTTCTCCAAGCGCTTCCGTGGGAGCAGGGGTTTTTACGAAAACCGTAAACAACCCGCTCACCACCGCGGCCGCAAGCTCGGCCTCGGCGTATCTGCCCAACTGCTTCAGCGTTTCTATCACCGGGGCAAGAACGGGAACCCCGCGCCGTTGCTCTATTCTCTCCGGGTGAATCAATTGCAAAATGTTTCGACGACATGACTTGTCGCCGAAAGCCGGTATTCGTTTGTGTTCTATTCTTCCCGCTCCGCTGCCGCCGGGGTGCCTGTTGGCAACCCAGAAAGCCGCAGGGCAACCGTCACGGTCAACCTCCACGCCGCCCAGAATGTCCTTTCCCCTGGGCTTGCTCGAAGGATTTTCCACCCTGTCCGACTCCAAAAGCCGGACCCGCAGGTCGAACAGGGAATCTCCGCGGGGGATAAGAGGCAACAGCACGAAGGCGTCTCCGTTCATAAGAACCGACAGCATGACAAGCCCCTGTAACATGCCGAAACCATGCATCCGCCTGGCGTCGCATTCCGTACCCTCGGCCCAGTAGGTCCATAGCGCCTCCACGCGCCGCTCCCATTCCCTTTTTGCGTCGTCGGACATCCCCAGAATATCCGCCCGTATCATTGCGTTTGGCAAGAGACCCGGCCCCACGACGTTGGTTCGTATGGTCCCCAGAGCGCCCGTAGCCAGCGGCACCCCCATGAACAGATCCCGCGACCTCTCGCGAAGCTTGGGCAGGTTCTTTACTATGTCGTCGTCGGGGTCGCCGGCCTGTGTACGCCACCCGCGAAGCATCTTCTTCACCACGCTTGCCCCGTGCATGTCGTACCCTTTGGCCGTAACGCGCCTCATGTAGCCCACCCGCACCCTGGCGGCGAGGTTCCGCTCCTCCCGTTCGGGCGACACGAGCCCTATTACCCTGTCTATAATGCTCATCACAGATCCCTCGGAACCACGCGGAATACTCTTGGCCCTCTGCCTCGCCCGGAGGTCAACCTGTCCACTTCACTCCGCCAGAATGCTATTCTGTCCTTTACGGTCGGCATATCCGATCTGGTAAGCGTTACTTCTCCCATCTTGTAGGCCTGGCTCGTTGCAAGCGCCAGATCGGCTTCGAGCCACGCATCAAGGTGTCTTTGCGCGTCGGCCAGTGTCCATTCGGCCATCGTTTCACCCCCGTCAGATTCCCCTGTTGATAACCCGCCGCCGAGGCTTCTTAGCCTTTGCGGGCTGCGTTTCGGCCTGGCGTCTTTTTTTCGACGAAGCTCTGGCGGCCAGGGCTTCGAGATCCGGATTGAAAATCTCCAGCGCCCCGGTGGCGTAAACCCTGCAATCAAGCGGCTCGTTTCGCGCCCCTGAAGCACGCTTTACCCACTCGATGTAGGGCCTTCCCTTTCGGTAGCGCAGCACCTTCTTTTCGGACGTGAGTCCCAGATAGTAGGCTCTGTCGTGCCCCTTGTCCTTTGCGGACGGGAAATGGCAGTAGCCGGGACCCGGCGCCTCCACCTTGAGCCGGGAGAAGAAGAGCTCCTTCACCGTATCGACTCCCAGCCTGAAAAGCGCCGCCCTGTGTCTGTTGTTTCTGGACGGCTTGCCGATGATTATCGGGTTGCCGGGGCCGCCCACGCCCTTGATGGCGAACATTCTCCGTTGCTCCCTTGCCCTGCAAAACCGGTATACGTCGTCGGTGAAATGGCCCCCCGAGTCCACGCACGTGCAAGAAACGCCCATGCGTTCGCCGCTCTCAAAAGCCCAGGTGTTCATCAAAAACTCGTCGAGGCGGTTCCACAGGTCTTTTCGCCCGGGGTCGCCGTAGAAGGTTTCGTACCGTATCGACCACGACTCTCTCCCCACACCCCAACCGACTACTTCCACTTCCAGCCTGTCGTCCTGCGTGTCCACTCCGGCCGTAAGCACAAGCACGCCTTCGGGGATCTCCGCGTCGTATCGCTCCCTGTTTTCGTCGAGGGTCTCCACCTCTATCGAGTCGCCCTCTTCTTCCCACGTTTCTCCCAGAACCGTGTTGACCCACGTCTTCAGCCCTTCCGGGCCCAGACGCTTTGCCTCCAGAAACTCGTCCACGATCTGCCGCCAGTTCTTCCAGGGCGAAACCAGGGCGTTCAGATGAAAGCCGCGAACGGCGCTTTCTTTCCTGGCAACCCAGTTTCCCTCCTGGCGTTTCCAGTCGACTTCCCCGTTACGGGCCCCGCAATGCACGCACTCCATCGTCAGGTCCTCGAAATGCAGTTGAGCCCATGTAAGCGGCTGCATTTTTCCGCAAGCAGGGCACCGCAAACACCATTGCTCCTGTGTCGAGCCGTCGTAGGCGGTTTCTATTCGAGAAAGACCCTTTATGCCCGGGGTGCTTACGTAGACCTTCTTGCGGTTCCAAAAGTTGGGAGTCCGTTTTTCCGCAAGACTAAGGGGATCACCTTCCGTTCCCGCCGACATGGGGTAACGGTCCACCTCGTCGGCCAGAAGTATCCGGATAGGTCTCGACGCAAGCGACGAAGGCGAATTCGCCCCAGCCATGGTTATGTGCCCTCCGGGAAACTGCTTGTGCAGCAACGTGTTCCCGGAATCACGGCTTCGCGGATCGCCTATCTTGCCCTTCAGCGCCGGAGTGTCCCGGAACATAGGGGCCAGCCTGTCCTTGGAAAACGATTCGGCCATGCCAAGCGTGGGCTGAAGCAGCAGTATCGGAGAAGGATCCTGATCCACGTAGTACCCTATGACGTTGAGCAGTATCTCCGTTTTGCCCACCTGGGCGCAGCTTTTGACGACTATCGTCTCCACCGCAGGGTCGTTGAGGGCGTCCATGATTCCCCGCTGATACGGAGCCCTGTCGGTTCGCCACCTTCCGGGCTCTGCGCTCGATTCGCTGGAAAGCCGTCTTTGAGCATCGGCCCATTCGGAGATCGTAAGGTCCGGAGGCGGAGCTACTACCCTAGCGGCCCTTCTTGCGAGCTCGCTCAGCGATCCGGTCCGGGTCATACTCGCTCAACTCCTGTAATGCCTGGTTGAAAGCATCCTTCAGCGCCTTGCGTATCTCCTTCAGGTCTTTCAGCTTGTGGAGCGACGGCGCCAGCTTCGAGGGCATGGCCAGTATCCGGGCCCTGAAGTTCGAAAGCATCTCGGTCCAGATCATCTCCACGTCTTCGGCGCGGTGGAGCTCTCCCCTGAACTCCTTCACTTCCATCTCGGTCTTGTCGGCCTGGGCGCGGCGCAGTCGGGTAAGTTCCTTCTGAAGATCCTTGGGGTCCACGGACGCTTCGCGGGCCTTTTCCTGAAGGTGCGAAATATAGGCTCTCATGGCGTCTCCAAGCACGTATTTCCCCCTGGCGATCTGAGGAAAAACGCCGCCCTGTGTCAATTGCCTGACCCGCCTCGGAGTAACGCCCAATATCGCCGCCAGGTCTTTACCCCCTATAGTCAGGGTTTCGATAGACTCCATCCAACCACCCCAAAAATGAGCATAAAGGGGAAACGGAAACGGATTTTCAGCCCCCCTGTGGCTGGAACACCAGCGTGGCTTCGCCCGACCCCTGCGGGATAAACCCTTGAAAGGACCCGTTTTTCTCCCCTTCGATGCCTTCTTCTATATAAGTAACGCCTCGCGATCCCACCCCTCGCTTTGGTGAGGCGTGCTTCCCTCCGGCCGCCCCCCACGGGCAACCGGTAACCTGCCTGTATCCGCAAAACAAAAAGCCCCGCGGCAAATACCGCGAGGCCTGGATTACATGGGGGCGGCGGCGTAACCGCCCCCGGCTGAAAGGAGGAAGCCGCAGTGGAAAACGGCTCGATACAAGCAAACCACAAAGGAAGTCAACTATTCGGACATGATTCGGACATCATGAGCCCCGAACCCTTCCGGTAAATCCTCCCCCATGCTATGAAGGTATCGAAGGTAACATAAAGGAATTCTGTTACATTCACCAAGCCTGCGTAAAAACCCGGCAACCACAAGGAAAAAAGTCAAGCAAAGCCCCGGGCGCGACTCTGCAGAATCAAGCCATATTAAAGCGGGATGTAAAGGGATAGCGATATTAAAGAAGAAGGGAATACCTTTCATGGAACACGTACAGCCGATACGGAAGAAAAGCGACATAGAAGCCATGAAACGCCTGCTTCGAAAGCAAAGCCTGCGTAATCACGCTCTATTCGTACTGGGGATAAACTCGGGGCTGCGGATATCCGACATACTCGCCCTCAAAACGGGCGATGTTGTAAGGGAACAATACGGAAGAACAAGGATCGCCGAAAGGGTCTCGCTGCGGGAGGAAAAGACAAACAAGGTAAAGGACTTCGTACTCAACACCACGGTTCGTTCAGCCCTTGGGGAATATCTTCGGAGAGCATCACTAGACCTCGAAGACCCGCTCTTCCCATCCCGCAAAGCAGCCGGGGGGAAGAAGCCGATCTCCCGTGTTCAGGCCTACAGAATAATCCGCCAGGCGGCGGAAAGGGTAGGAATAGACGAAAGGATAGGCACACACACCCTCCGGAAGACCTTCGGGTACCACGCCTACAAATCCGGCGTCGACATCCTGGTCATTCAGGACATCTTCAACCATGAATCACAGGCCGTAACGCTAAGGTATATAGGGATAAAACGGGAAGACAAGGACAGCGTGTATCGGGGGATGAAGCTGTAGATATTTGCCACTGGTAAAAACCTTGTTGCAAATCCTAGGGTCTTTTTAGGCCAAATATTCCACTGTTGTTAAAGCTACGATGTATATCATGCTTAATCCGTTCGATGTAGTGATCAGACTTCAGAATCGAGTCATAAATTCGTCTAAGACCATCTTCGGGTATTCTCCCTTTTATCACGATCGCTTTTTCTTGAAAAAAACTCGGGGCTTTTGAAAAAGGCCGGTTACAAAAATCAATAAGACAATCCTGCTCAAACCCCCACTGACCTGCACTAATTTCCATAATTTGATGGTGTTCTCTATTTCCTCCTGTTGCATAATGGTCCATTTGGGTTGTAGTAGTGTGGAAATAACAGAATATAGAAGGGGAATCCAGCTGGCTGGACTCCCCTAGATAAATGCACCACCATCTTGGCTTTTCTTTGTCAGAGATATCTATGTCATCAAACTGGGAGCAGACAAAGACATCTCCAACCTCCATTATTAACAATCCTCTAAAGTGGAATAAAGTAAAAAGTTCTCCTCTGCAAAGCTCATCTCGCTAACAGATTTATCTTCAACACCTTTAAACATATCGCCATATCTCATTTGGGAACATTTTTTATTTCCCCGGGACTTCCATGCAATCTCATAAGCCCTTATGCTATGACTTGCGTTGTTGACCACTTCTGTAACAATATGGGGCTTTGCATACTTACCTAAGATTTTCTCCATCATCGTAATTTCGTTTTTTGAAAAATAGCTCATGTCGGGGTCTTTTTTTGTGCTAACAATCCTAATATTTGGGGCTTCACTATTTCGCAAATCGCATTTTTCAAACTCGTAAAGGTCTGATTTCATAAACTTCTTTTCGAAGTAAATTTCCTCTGGTACAGGTCCTCTTTTGAGGGCAACATAGTTCAAACCAAGCACTGGCTGACCTGTTTCTTCAATACTCAAAAAATCAAGCATGGCTAAATATTTGTAAATAAAAGTCTGGAAGGCAGGTTTCTCGCTTCGTTTCTGATGCTCGGAGGCAAAAAAACAAATAGCGTTCTCGATCCGCTCTTTTTGATATGGGATCATTGGCTATATCCCCCCCTTTGGAAGAAAATATACCACTTTGGCACAGAATTGCCAAAAAAACCTTTTGTCTAGGGATACCCCCTCACCTCCCGAACACCCCCAGCATCAACGGCGCGAGCCTCTCCACCGCCTCGATCTGCCAGCGGTAGATCGTCTTCTCGCACACGTGGTAACGCTCCGCCACCTGCCAAAGCGGGGCCCGGTCCTTGTCCGCCTCGGCCGCCCATCGTATGGCGTGGTCTCGCTCCGGGTCCAGCACGTTGAGCGCATCGGTCACTATATCCATCTTGCGCTGCAAAACCTTCAGCCTTTCCCGGCGCTGCTCCAGTTCCTCCTGCAGGTACAGCCGCTTCAGTTGAGCGGGATCCGTGGGCTTGCCACCCTGCACCTTGTCGCCCTCCGGCTGCTGCGGCAAAATAACGGCGTCCAGGTCGCTGCCGATCTCCTCGATGCGGTTCTTCTGGAAATCCATCTCCCGTCTGTAGAAATCCAAAGATCTGATCTCGGCGTAGACGAACCTTTTAACGTGCTTCGGCAAGCCCATACGGTCACCTCTCCCTCTAGTGTCTCGGCCCCTCGGCCACGCCCCGCCCCCGGGCCGCCATCTCCAGCGCCTCAAGTGCGTTCTGCTTCGCCTTTCGCAGCATCCTGTTTTCAACACGCAGCATATCTGCCGTTGCCTCAAGTTCCCGTATCCGGGCCTGCATGTACTCCACTTGCTCAAGCCAGCCCTGAGTCATGAAAACAGCACCCCCTGCGCCTGCCAGCCGAATCTGCCTGCCCTCTTGCGAAACGCCTCTTCGTCCAGGGCGTTGAACAAAAAACAGGTGTCTCCATCGTCCTTGGGAAAATTCAGGCCACAACCACACCTGCCCGTTTCCGCGTCGGCCCACAGAGCGTGGGAGCAGCGCCTGCACTTGCCGCTCAAGGTTCAAGCTCCGTAGGTACGAAAACAATAGTCGACGGCTTAAGCTCCTCCGGCGGCTCCTCCCACATGTTCACCATGCCGATACGCTTCACCACATAGTCCGCAGCCCTTTCCGGATGATGCTGCGCCGCTATGCTTTCAAGCGTCTCCCCCGGCTGCACCAGATGAACCTGCGAATGCTCCGCCAGAAACGTCACCAGCTCCCATTGATTGCGCTCCGCTATCCGCCCGTTGAAAAGCCCCAGCCCGAACAGCAAACCACCCGCAACGCCCAGGGCGAACGCACGCTTCAACATTCCGGCTCCATCCCTTCGAACGGGTCCAGGTCGTCACCGGCGTCGGCGTCAAGCTCCTCTTCCCGAAAACAGAGCTCCAGGGCGCAATAACCGATAATGTCCCTAAGCGTGTCGATCACCGTTTCGTCGGCGACAGCGCGTTCGCTCTCCACAAGCGTCTCCAGCCTGTTGAACTTGTCTTCGAGTCTGGCCAGAAAAATAACCTCGCCGTATTTTCTGCGGGTCCTGCTGAACGAATCGCCGTAGTCCTTGTTCTTGCGTTCCACAATGTCGGCAACGTTCGTCAGTATCTCGTAAACCCTCATTAGCCTGTCCTTTCTGCCGGCAATGCGGCTAAAACCGGGGTCTCTGCTCGTCCCAGCCGGGGTTTATATCTTCCGGCCCCGAAGCAGCGGAAATATCCAGCGTCCCCTCCTGGCAGTCGGGGTCCACCGGCTCCGGGCCTGTCTGTTTCCTGGCGACGTAAACCGGCTTGTAGATTTCCCACGCCGTTATCTCCGTTGCGTATTTCTCCACCCCGTCGTTGTCGGTGTATTTTCGGGTATGGCTCTTGCCCCGAACCATGATCGCGCCGCCCTTGTCGAACTCTCTCGACACCAGGTCCCCCAGTTCGCCCCAGATGGTCACCCTGTGCCACGACGGGGGCGTTTCCACCCAGGCGCCGTCTTTCTTGTAGCTGTTGTTCGTGGCTACGCTTAGCCGACAATAAACACGGCCGCTTGTTTTGCTGCGGTGAACCTCCGGCGTATGCCCCAGGTGCCCGCAAACCTCGTGAATATTTCGATTAGGCATTGCTCGCCTCCAACACTCCGGCCGTTTCGGCGGCCAGCTCCCGCAACCTGTCCGGGCCGGTCTCAAGCGGACGGCCCGTGGCTGCTTCCAGCGGTTTGGGCAATTCCGCGCCGTGGGCCCTGTTGAGCCGTTCTATGTAGCCCTGCAACACGCCGGGCACTTCGTTCCACGTCGCCCATCGCTCCGCAGCCTCGTACTGCCTGGCAAAATCCTTCTCGCGAAACGGCAGCTCCTCCTGCGTCCACGTGCAGGTTTGCTCCCAGCCTCCCAGGCGCGTAACCGCGTAATGAATCGCCGGGTCGCTGAACCTTACCGACGCCGTATATCCGCAACGCCTCTGGGCCGCCAGCAGCTTTTGAAACGCCGCCGATGACCGGTCGGCAGCCGTGCCGTTGATCTGCGCCAAAATATCCGCCGACCGTGGGAAAAACTTGCAGATTTCCATGTGCCGCATAAGCGCCGTGCACACATCCTGAAGCCCGACCTTTCGCAGCACCTGAAACATCATCGAAAGCCCCGCAGCCGAAAGGGGCTCCGTCTTGTATTGCGCCGCCACGCCGTCCATAAGCTCCCTGAATTTTCCAAAGTCGTCATCCGTCACAGCTGTTCACCCCTTCGGCGGATTCGGCCCTGCCCCACTTGTAGAACTCGGGCATCGCTTCCCGCAGGATTTCGTCTGGCGTCCTGTCCCCTGCGGGCCTGTCGCGTGCAAGGTTCCGCCCCCGCTTTCGGTCGCCCTTGCACCAGTTCAGCCATTGACTGTGGGGCTTGCTGTCGGGCGGCAATCGCCCCGTTTTTTTGAACTTCTCCTCCGCCCAGGTGGCCCACGAATCCATAACCCCGTAAAGGTGCAGCTCCGGAAACTGCACCGAAAGCTTTCGCAGATAGGCCAGGTCGGAAACATAGTCGAACCTTGAACCCATCACGGGCTTGATTCGGTTCAGTATCTGGCGCTCTTCGTGGGTTGCATCCGGTGGCGCTTCGTCGTCGTCCGCCGCATGCTTCTGCTTCTCAGAAAGTGAAAGAGAAGGTGAAAGAGAAAGTGAAGGAGAAGGAGAAGGTACTGACAATCCCCTTTGTCTGCTGACATTTTCGTTTGTCTGCTGACATTCCCGTTTGTCTGCTGACTTTTCCGATACGTAATTACACGTAGCGATATTTTGTGATTCAACATATTTTTTTTCGTTGTTTTTTGTCATCGCCATTCTCATCTGAACTTCTTCTTCCGGCGACCACGGAGGGTTTTCGGGTGCAGGGTAAACCGAATCGGCTCCGGCTCTTTTCGTTCCGCGCAGATATGTCTGATGTTTTATCCACGAACTAGGCCGAATGGCTACAT